GCGATCTGCTTAACTTGTTTTGTGTCCATCTCGTACTCCTAGTTTATGGTTACGTTTGAAACTGACGTACTAGCTACCAAGTTGTTCGGGGTCAGTCCGTTATCAATACCTCTTGCGCCACCTATCGGGTTCCAGCCCCACTGTATTATCCGGCTACCACCACTAGGATAACCATTCTCTGTTATCAACGGCCCAGATTGTATGTTCGTCTGTAAGCCTGAAAAACCAGACTGCCAGTAAGAAACATCAGGCCGTGGATCACGTACAGCTTGTGGATCGTTCACAGGGTAAAGCCCAAGACTTAACTGCGGCTGATCCGGCTCCCAACATGTCTTGCAAACTTTGATGTTGACGTTCTTGGTCTTGATCGTCAGCTTCTTTAATTCTTTCAGCAGATACCTAAAACCACATCGGTCACATTCTGCAATTGATTTCTTACCACTCGTATACTTACTTGGCATACATCACCTGTAAGTAATCATGCGAGGCACCAAACGATCTGGCGCTTTCTCGCGGTCTTCTCCTGCCGCCATCTCCCACGACTCATCGTACTGAGCCTTCAGTAACTGTATGCGCTCTAAGCCGCCTGGCAGCTTCATAGCCAACCTGTACGCCAAGCCACATATCAGCGCCTCTTGGAAACGGAATGGAATATCTTCCACATTTACACCGTTACCTGCATCAGTCATACGGCGCAAACGCCAGTAAACAAAGTAGTAGAACGGCGCACTTACTGTTCCCTGATCTGGTGTAGGCCACACAGTAAACTGCGGAACTTTAGGAGTAGCGCCTGCTACGTCCGTAGTCTGCCCCGAGCGGCGATTTATATACACTTGAATCGGGCGTCCTTGCGTCAACTTATTAGGTATCGTCGAGTACGTAGATACGCTTATTCGGTTGATGTTGATGTCGATCTGGTTCGCTTCGGAGCCAGGGTAATTACGAATAACATGCTCGATAAGATCAACAGTATCGTCAGGAAGGTCATACGTATTCACCCCTTGTATCAAAGGTATGGTGCCAGTATCAATAGTCCACAGATTGATGCCGCGATTAGCCCACTCTGCCAGCAACAAATTAAGACTGCGGCGCGCTGTGCGGAAGTCATAGCCAGTACGTAGCTCTAATCCATTGCGCTCAAACGCCTCCTCAACGATATCGTTAAGGGTAGGATTAAACGCTGTGGTACTGGTTGTGTATGGCATTACTTCTTCCTTGCTGCACGAATATTATCAACCAAATTGGGCCAAGGTCTGCCTGCTGCTTTAGCCATTCTCTTAGCAGCCGCCTTCTTTACAGCAGTAAGTACAGACGGTTTACCCAATTCCTTCGGACGCGGCTTATCCCACACAGGCTTTACTTTCCCACCCTTCTTATACTGGGTGAAATCTGTATCGTCCCTGCGGGCTTTCTTAGCGCCCTTGGGCATCTTAGAAGGGGCTATGTCGCCCATGCCGCGTGAAGGTCTCATTAGCAGTAACCGCCTTTTTTCATACCTTTAGCACCGCCCATGATGCCTACGTTCTTGCCGGAGTTACCAAGGTTCTTGCCTTTGGTTTTGCCTTTAACAGCAACGCCATCACGGCTAGGAGCAGCAGTTTTAACAGCACCCATCTTAGATGCAGCCATACCACCTTTTTTCATGCCTTTCATTTCGCCCATCTCATGTTTGATCATGGATTTAGGAGCGCCCTTAGATTTCATAAACGACACTTCCTTCTTAACCATCTTCTTTGACTCAGCCATACCGCCTCCTGATTTAGTAAATTCTTTACCCACACTCTGCGGCACACCGGCCTTTTTGGCAAACGCAGGGTTGTGAGCTACCGCCTGCATAAACCTTTCCTGCTTTTTACTCACGCTAGGCACGAGTCTTACCTCTAATAGCGCAACCATCTGCACGGGAAGAAGCACTGGAAACTTTTCCACCCTTCTTAAATGCTTGCATAGGTTGTTGCTGAGGATTAGGCGCACCTGCATTAGCTTGTGGCTGCATGTTGAACGTCTGATTTGTGCCGCCATTCTGACCGCCAGCTTGAGGCTGATTGCCATAGAAAGGATAAGTAGGCTGCTGTGTCATACCGCCGTCTGCGTATTTAGTCTTAGCCATTAGCACATCTTTCCACGAGTTTTACCGCGCTGGGCTATACCGTCACCACGGCTAGACGCGCTACCACCAGAAGCCATCTTCTTTGTCTTGCCGCCTTTTTTGAAATAGCGGCCACCTTCATTTTCAAATGCTGCTTCTTCTGCTGTCATGCTACGCACAGGAGATCTGGTTGTACCACCCATCTCACTTTTTTCACCTCTTGTGCCAGATTGCATTTTCTTGCGGTTTGCAAGTAAACCTGCGCCGGCAGCACCAGCAAGACCAAGACCAGCAGCAAGAGCAGCTTTAGAAAGTCCAGAATCACCAGTAGGTTTAGGTTTAGCCTTAGAACTAAAGTCTTGACTACCCATTTCTCCAGCACTAACTACACCGCTGTAACGTGGCTTTGGTCTAGCCTTTTTCTTCTCTGGCCCAGTTGTACTAAATGTTCTAGTCTTCGGAGCGTAAATATCGCTATCATCAGCGGCAGGAGAACCAGAAGCTATACCTTTAGGAGATTCTTTCTCAGTATCTTTTACAGTGTCTTCTTTGATTGACTCAGAAATATATTCTTTGGGGCCAGACATTGTTGATGTCGCACCAGCACGTTTGCCCATAGTTGCGTAATCATCTGGGCCAGCTTTAGGACGATCTTCCTCTTTGCCAAAGCGTGTGCGAACTGGCTCGCCAGAACTAGAACGGACTGGATTACCGGAACTGTCTGTAAGAACTCCGCCTTTATCGTAGCGTTTAACTTTGCGTTTCATGACTTATCCTTTTTGGGAAATAAGTTGATCAATCTTTGCTTCAAGCTTGTTAAAGCGTTGATCAATGTGGTCTGTAATCCGTTCAACTTCTGCATTAGTGACGTTATCACGGGCAATTTCCTCACGAGTCTTGTTCAACAAGATCGTAATGCGCGACAGTTCAGCAAACTTTTCGTGCGCTATATACGCAAAAAGCCCAGTAAATAGACTTAATACAGTCATCCACAGGCCATTTATATCTAACATTTCCACTTCCTCAATGCTTTATTGATACGGCTATCTGGATCTTTTGCTGTCTTTGGGGACGTCAACTTCTTCTTTGCCCCCTCCATCCGCGCACAGAATGACTTCTTCCGTGAACCACCTTCTGGCTGAGGGGCTTTCAGACCTGGCTTCTTCGGATTGGCTGCGTTGTAGGACGCCCGTCCTTTGGCGTTTAATCCGCCCGACGGAGCTTTCCCTTCTTTGCGCTGCCATGCCGGAGTCTTAGCCATAGATAACTGTCGCAGTAGCGTTGCCACAAGTAACAGCTAAATTGCCAGAAGCAATAATGCCTTCACCTGGAAGCAATACATTAAATGAACTGCCAGTGCCGCTAGAAGAAGCAAAGAACCAAATGTTAGTAGTACCGTTATTAACAGCTACATTGCCGCCGATACCAGCACTAATGGTCACACCCTTAAATCGAGTGCGACCTTCAAACACAATAGTTTTGCCGCCCGCGTTACACCAAGTAGCTTTAACGTCTGTTTGCATCATGGTGATGCCTCCTTATTAGACGTTCTGTTGACCGAACAAATAGTCAGTAACGAAGTAAGTAACAAAACCAGCTACAGAGCCAACACCTGCGCTTGCGCTCTCAGTTGTCAATACAGTGTTAACCGTTGCATTAGCTACAGTACCAAGGCCAGCGCCATTACCTACACCGCCAACAACAATCACGCGGTTTGAAGTAGCAGCAGTAGCATTCGCGTAGAAAGCAGCATCAGAAATACCACCAGTAACGGTAGTAAAACCAACATTGATTGAGCCAGATGTAATAGGTGTAGTGATAGTAACTGACGTTACTACAGCATTAGCTGGAAGAATTACTTCGGAAGTCTGACCGGACGCAACAACAGCGTTACCAGATACAGCTACGTTAGCAACATAAAAGGAAGCAGCCATCAGGCCGGATCCACAATAAGCCTGACGGGTCGTGTCGCCGCCGCCAGAGCGCCAAATACTTTGGGTGGTTGAAATAGGCATTTAAATTTTCCCTCATGCGGTTAGGTGTTGGCAGTCTGCATGAAGTCAGCCGGGACTGTCTGCCACACCGGTATTACCCGGAATTCATAGGTTTATACTATGAGGGTTCAAGAAATGCAAGAGGAATTCTATTGAGTTTGACAAATAAAACAAGGGGGCCGAAGCCCCCTTGAGATACCGCATAGATACTGGCTTATGCGCCTTGGCTACCGAACATGCCCAGGGGATCCGACCAACCGAAGCTGTAACGCTCACGGCTCTTGTAGCGTACATTCCCTGTATCGAAATCTCCGTCCATGGAGTTCGACAAAGGTGTACGAATAAAGTGCTTCATGCCGTTTGGAACGTCGGTAGTTAAATACCAGCCGTTGTTGTCGGTCAAGAAGTGGTTAATCGTATAGCCTTCTGGAATCGAACCATTGTTC